CGGAGGTTTCAATCTCAAAGGCGAACCAGCTGCACGACTGCTGGGCCACGGCAACCCGGAGCGGAACCGCGTGGGTCCGGTCCCAGGTGTTGCCCGCGTTGAGCTCGACCGTGTCCAGCACAGGCATAAGTTGAGCGTCGGCTGGCTGGGCCAAGTACGACCGCTCGACGTAGAACGTGCGCTCCCAGTCTTTGTAAACCCTCACCGTCACGGGCACACTGCCTGTTGTTTGCACCCAGACAGTAACGAACTGTACCTGCTTCTTGTCCTGGGGTGAGGACATCGACAACCAGGGAGACTTCCACCGCGACACCGGCGCAGGGCCGTACTCGAAGTTGTCCCCTACCTGCCTGCGGCCCAGTGTTCGGCGTCCGCTGATGACGAACAGGCCTTTCTCTACCGAGGGCTCGGCGCCACCGAAGATGAGGTTGCCTGTTGACAATCTACCGAGCGCGCTGACGGGGAAGCCTTCGCGCAACGTCCAAGCCTTCTTGTCGGTGTGCCACACAAACCCAAGATTAGGCCGGTCGTTACCATCAGCCGCAACATAAAGGTGGTACTCACGGTATTTTGGGCAGTATTTACCAACACTACGGGGCAAACACTCCCTGGTCACCCTTGACCACGAGTCCTGCACCACATCAGACACCTTGACAACGTCGATGACCGAGCCGGGCGCGGCGACACCACCAGTCAGCGCGTAGATTCCGTCTTCTGCAGCAAACAAAAGCCCAATCCCAGGGACATCGTCGGCTGACATGGGGGCAACGCACCGCAGTCCACTGTGGACAGGGTTGACGTCCCAGCCACCGGCACCGTTGGGCACCACAGCGTCAATCCCGGCCTCTCGAAACACGAGAAGCATGCCGTAGAACACGCGCAAGCCCGTGATGGGGCCACCTTCTGTGTTGAGCTGCAGGTAGGAGGCAGCGCCAAACTGCTCGGGGAGCCCTGGGTCGCTGTAGAAAAGCGCCAGGGGGTCCAAGACGCCGCCGTCGAGCCAGCATCGGTTGCCGAACATGGCTGAAAACCGAGCCCGCGGCGCCGGGAATCGACCACGCTCAGCCGGAGTTGGCGCGTTTGCCCCCAACGAGCTCGTCTTGAAGCCGTCAATCACCAACGTCTCGCAGTTGTTTGTCAGCTCGTACACGAACTTGGGCTGCAGGTCAGGCACAGGAACATCCACACCGAAGTTTCCTGTTCGGTAGATGCGTCTGGCGATGACTCCCTCTGGCCCCGGAGGGACCTCAAGCAGCGCTGCGTAGCGGTATCGCTGCGGCCCCTGAGAATCCCACTGCAAAGGCCGGGCTACAGACAGCGCGCCCTCACTTCCGGTGTCTGTGACGTATGAAACCTGCCACGCGTACTCGCTTTCGAACTCGTCGCCGGACGACGAACTCCTTGAATACCCGATGCCGAACTGGTCGGCAGTTGTGCTGGGCAGGGAGCGGGGGTGCGCCGGCACAAACAACGACGTTCCGTTGCCGGTGACGATTGCTGGGTCTTCTTGTTGAACGGGACTGATGTTGTGGATGAACGGCGCAGACGCTTCGGGGACACCAAAGTTTCGAGCCAAGTACTCGGGTGTGATTGACCCGCTTCCACAGTAGGGCCAGGGCCGCACAAACAGCGGCGCATCAAACCCGTTGGTTACAAGTACGCCGCCAGCCACCTCGGTGTAGTTGGATGGAGCGGTGCTTGCCGATGGCACAGCTCGGTTGGTGCGAATGGTCTTCAGCACCGGCGCTCCAGCCACCTCGTACTGCAGCATCAGCTTGCCAGCGCTCTCAAACAAGATGGACTGGCGAAGACCTCCAGACAAGTCCTCGAACACGTACAGGCTGTCAATCCTGTCGGCGTTTTGGTACGGAACGAAGCCAGCAGACAGGTCTACGCGGTAGGCCTCGTACCCCACCCGGGTCGACCACCCCATGGTGCGGGGGTCGACGGTCAGGTTGACCGCTTTGCTGGCCCCCTCCAGGGGTTGTGGCTGCTGCTCGTACAATCCCCCCATGGTGGGGCTGTCTACCCTGGCGCCCTTCACAGCCGCACCAGCTTCCGCCGCCTGTACGGCCCGTCAGGGACGCGAGAGGGCGACATGAAGCCCTTGACCAGCTGACGGCTGGGCTGCGACAGGTAGCGCCTCTCAAGCTGCAGCAAGCCGGCGTCGTAGCGTTTGCGGTAGAGCTCGGCGAGAGTCGGGTTGTTGTGCTTAACCAGCACCTCGTACAGCGCCCGGTAGGCGATAATCATCCGGTGGGCGGCAGGAATGATGGAGGTGTCGTTGTCCTCCACCATCGGGCGATGGTCAGCCAAGTACCGAAGCTGCAAGGTCATCTGCTCGGACTGTCGAGGGTACAGCCGGATGCGCTCGCAAGTGCCGGTGGGGGCAACGAGGCGCTCCTCGACGTAGTAGGGCTCGGACTGAAGGTGGGCGAGGCTGGACTGCACGGTCACAGGAGTAGTGGCCGCAGGGCTCATGTTGACCGGGACGCCAAACCCATCTGTCAGCGCGGGGCGCCAGTCGTCGAGGCCGTGGTCTGGAGCTCGAAGGTACACCCGCCGGTACAGCCCCGACGTGTTGGGGAGGGCCGATACAGGGGTGACCGTCAGCTTCTGCACGGCTGTCAGGGACACCTTCTGAATGTCCCCCACCGCGCTGATGTAGTTGGCGAACTGGTGGACGACGCCGACCTCGACGTTGCGTACCCCCTGAAGAACACCGCCCACAGTGCCGGTGGTGACGCCAACGCGTGGAGCTCGAACCCCGACAGTGTTCGCCGGCACCCACACCTCAGGTATTCCAGTCTCGCCGAGGGGCAGGTTGTTCCACTCGTCCTCGTACTGAGTGATGGGAGACAGCTGTCCAGGGTTGGTGGGGGTCAGTGTGCTGGAGCGTCGGGCCAGCCCCACAATCTGGACGCAGTCCTGCGGCACGAAGATGTACCTGTTCATCACCTTGCCGGTCTGGGCTGCGGCCGGCGATGGGGTCGTGGTCAGGTACGCCTGGGTGTCCGACTGCACCCAAGCAATCTGGTACTCGGTGTCACCTATCTTGATGACGTGCCCCTCCATGTACGGCTCGAAGGTGCCCGCCGCGCCGGTGATGCTGCCCCCGGCTCCGATGGTGACGATGACTCCCTTGTCCGCATACACCTCGATGTCCGAGATGACCTGGGCAAAGGTGTACAGCTTTTCCGTACAGATGCGCCGGTCTGCTTCGTTCAGCAGCCGGTCGACCTGTGTCTGGTATGTCGGGTTGGTCGGGTCGTAGTCGAGCACGTTGGCTACGTACTCGCGCAATGCCCTCAAGTCTGTTGCTGGCACACGACCCTCCCTGGCACAAAACGGCCCCCGTACCTACCCTGCGGAGCAAACCAGTTCAGTCAGGGTAGGCGGGGGCGTGTATCAGAACTGCTTGTAGATCCAAGCCCGAACGAGACCAGGGCCGGTGCGACCCGCGAGAGCGATACCGAACGCAGGGCTGATGTCGCCAGCAACGCGCCCGTCAACAGTCCCGATAGAAGTACCGCCAGCGGTCAGCATGTTCTTGATGACCACCGTGTCGTGGGTCTTCACCTGAGCATACCCGGCAATGACGACGTTGAGCTCTTCGTTGGCAGCTGCCGCAGTGTCTGCCGCACCAATGGCAAGGCCGTTGCCGTTGGTAATCAACTCGGCCTTCGTGACGTACAACACCCGGTCGGGGCCGGTCTTCGAGGTGTCAAACGCCACCACGTCACCAGCCGCAATGGCTTCGGACGCGATGAACCGCTCAATCTGCCGACGGTTTGAGGTGTCGTTGGACGAGCCAGTGGTCAAGCTGGCGGGGTCCATGCGCTGGAGAAGGTTGTTGGTAGCCATATCAGGCCTCCGCGTCTGCGAGAATGCCGTGACCCGAGAGGTTGCTGGAGCAGATTTGCATCCGCACAAGCATCTCGCACGCCATGGCGACGTAGCCTGAGACCTTGTCCATCGGACTGATCTCGAAGTGAGCATCCTTGTCGAAGTAGATGCTGAACAGCTGGCTGTTCAGGAAGTACATCGAGATGGGGGCGGTGGCAGGGGCTCCGCGAGTGACGTTGCCGGTGAAGCCGAGGTTCGTCTCGATGAACATCGCAGCGCCGTTGAACTCCAGGCCGAGGCGGCCCGACATGTTGCGCTGCTCGGTCATGCTGACGTAACGCTCCTGCTGCTGCAGAAGGTCCTTGTACGCCGCGTAGCTGTTCGGGCTTGCGAGGATGAGGTCGATGTCCCCCTCGGGCGCGTACTGCTGCGTGTCGATGATGAGCTTTTGCATCTTCTGCAGGCGGAATGTGCCGAACGTGCCGGTCTGGTACTGGTTCTGCCAGGAGGTCGGGAACGACGCCTTGGCAATACCGCCGACAGTGTTCGTGCCGTCTCCGAAGACTTCGCCTTCGAACCAGCCCGTGCCTGCTGCGGCGGATGTGCCGTTCAGGGTTTCGAGCTCGGTCAAGATGCTGCTGTTGCCGCGGATGAGCTGCTTCTCAATCTCGCGCTTGACCATTCCCATGGTCTGCTTGAGACGAGCTTCGAGGATGCGAACCTTGGCGCGCTCGCCCTTGTTCGACAGCTCTTCCTTCTTGGTGAGCACGATGGGGGCGACGAAGTCACACCAGTTGTGCTCGGCGGTGCGAAGGGGGTCCTTCACCGCGAGGTTCACGGACTCGTAGCCCGAGGACAGCTGGGTGATGGTGCTGTGGTCGGTCAGTACGACCGGGTGGTTGATCTTGCTTCCGCCGTCGACCTTTTCGATAAGGCCGAGGTTCTGCATGTTCTCGACAAGAGGAATGCTCTTGAAGGTATTGTCGACGTACTTGTCGCGGAGGATGCGTAGCGTCGACGCAAGAATATCCGGCTGGAGGGCCATGTTGGGCTCCACTTCATGGGGGGGTTGATGTGGCGCCGTGTCCGCAAAGCGGGGGCGGATGCAACGTGTCCGTCCAGCCGGGGTTGCAGTGCTACCCTACATCAGTCACTTGTTTCACGCAACCGCTTCAAGGCAGCGTAAATGTCTGCCCCCGACTTGCCGGCAAGGTCTGGGGACGGAGTACTGCTGGAGCGACTCGGAGGAGCAGACACCGTCAAGGCAGCAGCTTTCGCCGCTCGACGCTCAGCAGCCCTCCGTGCTGCCCGGGTGCGCTCGGCTGCCTGGGAGCGACGACCGAGCACCGTGTAGTAGGCGTGCTGCAGGCTGAGCGACTTGTTGGCGCGCAGCTCGTTCGCCACCTCCGTGCGCAGCTCGGTGTCCGACTGAAGCTGCGGATTCTCCTGCATGAACTGCTCATACCGCTGCTGAGCGATGCTCGACTGGTGAGCCTGACGCACAGGCTGCAACACCGACTTGAGCCGCGCAGCGACCTTGCGCTCGATGAACGCGTCCACGCTCGCAGGGTCGAGCAGGTTGAGCTCCTGCTCCCCCGCACCCTCCGCCATCTGCTGCAACTGCTTGTACGTATCGCTGCTGAACAGCGCGTCTCGGTCAGCCTGGGCCTGCTTCCGCAGCTCCGAAGCCTCCTGAAAGCGGCGAGTCGATTCTGCTCGCAGCTGACGCATCAGCTTCTGCACGTGCGGAGGCTGGTCCTGGATGACCTCGTCCCAGCTGACCTTCTCTTCGTCGGCCGCCACCTCCTCTTCGTCGGCCTCCGCGGCCTCAGGCTCGGGGGCTTCCCTCGACGTGTTCTGCTCCAACACCGCATCGAGCCGCTCGGACCAACTGGGCTTCGAAGGCGGCGCCTCTGCTGGCGCTGCCTCCGGCGCCGGCGCCTGCTCCAACGATGCTGTGGTCTGGGTTGCTGCTTCTTCTGACATGGTTGCTCCTGTTGTAGTGTCCATCACATGCGCTGCATAAACAACGCGTCCTCTTCTTCCGTGTTGCCCACTGCTGGGGTGTCCTCGACCTCTTCGCCCACCGGCATGATGGGGTCCGGGTCTCCTGGCATCTCGTTGACCATCAACGCGAAGTCCTCGTCGCCGGCAAGGTTCATCAGCTTGCCCGCCAACATCTCAAGGTCCGTGTCGTCCTTGACGTCATCAAGGTCGACCGGGTTGGGAATACCCAGCTGGGTAGTGGCGTCAGCCACCATCGCCAGCCCCTTGACGAAGTCACCAGGAAGAACCCGCGCGCCTGAGCTGAACTCAGGGTACGGCTCGGGAATACCCATGGTGATGAGGACCTCGTTGAACGCACCGACAAGGCTATTCAGCGCGCCAGCGCTGAACCGGCCCGTGGGCGCCGACGCCTGGAACAAGTCGCCCATCGCCTGCTCTTCTTCTGCTCCGAGTGCTCGCGCCTCGTTCATTGCCATCTCGGGGGTCATGCTATCTCCTTGCACGGAAAAGTCCGCGCCAGCGCAAGACCGGTGTCCCCGGTCTCCGCCTTGTGCTTGTTGAACGCAGCGATGTTTGCCTCGTGCTTTGCGGCGTCGGCCTGAACCTCGCGGACATGCTGCTCGACCTCACCGTCGTCGAGCTCGCGCAGATTCCGGGCAGCCATCACTCGCTTGCGGTGGTTCTCATCTCGCAAGGTAATGCCAAGGCCTTTGTCCCGCTTGCCGTCCCACTTGGTGTCGCCCCACCGATACGCTGTCTTCGCAGGAGCAGAGATGATGCGCTTGGCTCCGCACCCGCAAGGGCACACCGCACGCTCTTCGTACTTGCGAATGGTTTCGATGTACCGGCCCGTTCGGGTGCAGGCGTACTCGTAGATGGGCATCAGACCACCCCTCCTTCAGGCAGCGCAAGCTCAACCCGGGACGGGCCTCCGCGAGCCTGCGACAGCTCTTCAGGCGGAACCTCGGGGGGCACGCCTTCTCCGCCCGGGGCGGCTGCGGCCATGGCCGCTTGTTGCTTCTGGAGGTTCTCGGCAGCTGCTGCCGGCAAAGACGCGGGAAGCTCGAAGGCGCGGACAAGCATGTCGAGCAGAGCCTCGTTCGGAACACCAAGCGCCTGGAGCATGGGCGTCAGGCGTTCGAGCTCCTGCTTGCGCACAGCCTCCGACATCGGGGTGTTGCCGCTGTCTTCCGCCCACAAGTCGAAGTCGCCGGTGACGTCCTCGGACTGCAGGGACACGAGCTGGCCGTCGACCGACACCATGTCCCCCTCGTCGCCGAAGATGGTGCCGAGCATGGCGAGGTAAGCCGCGGCAATGCCGGTGATGGCTTGGTCCCTTTCGCGAGCCATCCGGCCAATCTCCGACGCGGTGTACGCAGCCAGGGCCTGAATCTCCGTGGCTGTCGCCTCTGTCGCCTGCCCGCGCGTGAACGGGGCCATGACGCTGCCGCGGCTGAAGTCGCTGTCGACCTGCTGAGCGTAGCGTTCGAGCTCCGCGGGCACAGGGTTGTGCGGGATGGGAGTCATGATGTCGGTCACGTTCTGCCCGACAGACAGGTCTACCTCAAGCACCTGACCGTCCTGACCCTGGGAGTACTTGGCTTTGGCCTCCTCGTCCAACACCCCTCGGGCTGTGACGAGCATGCGGGCTGCCCGGCGGACACCCTGAGCCTGGAAGGTGCGCATGTTGTTGACTTCGCACAGCTGGTCGTAGACCCGGCGCAGGGTGCTGTACCCCCGCATCGGGCAGTCAGGCTCCCTCGACAGGTACATCGGAACAATCGGCAGCCGGAACTCCCCCGACGACGTCTTGAACGGGATGTCCGAGAACTTCTCCACAGAAGACTCCCCAGACTCCTGCTCGACTTCGAGCTCGATGCCGTCGTACAGCCATTTGTCGGCCTTCCAGTCCGGCGACCACACGTACATCTTGTCGTTCGCCATGTCGTAGACCTCGACGACCATGACGAAGTACTCGGCCTTGTTGACGTCGTGGCCGCTGTTCCCGCCCTCCGTCGGGGCGTCGACCATGCCCGGGGCAAACTGCTCGATGTACCGAGCGTAGATGCGCTTGTCGTACTCCTTCCGGCCGTACCGCTTCTGCGCCTCCTTCAGCGGCAGCAAGTACCGGTGGGCGCAGTAACGCTGCGCACTCCAGCTGGACGCCGTGTCGTCGACAATTACGTCCCACGGGGATATAGCGGCCACTTCGATTCTGTTCAATGGGCTCTTACCGAGCCCTATAGACAGCTTGAGTGCGCTAAACGGGTATATAAGCGCAAGCCGCAGTCCGTCCTCGATGGCGGCTCGTCGCTTCCTCAGCCACCGGTTGGCCACCTTCTCCGAGGCGCTCGGGTTGCCGTTGCCGTGGATGTCTGGCTTGACCACCACCGACGGGTCGCGCACGAAGAGAGACGCGATGAAGCTCTCCACGAGCTCGTACCCGCGGGCTGTCTCGATGAGAAGCGAGTCGTCTACGTCCGCGCGGTCCCAAAAGCGCATCAGGTACGCGTGACGAAGGCGGCGCATCTCCGCCCTGCGGTCGTCCCAGTACGATTCGTGCTGGTCGTAGATGGCGGCGAAGTCCTTGGCAGACATGCTCGTGCTCATTGCGTTGTTCTCCAGGCGAGCGGCTGGCTGCGGATGCGGTCAGCGCGCATGAGCATCTTGTGCTCGTCAATACGATTCCCGGCGGCTCGCTGCCGAAGCATGGCAGGCGCGTCGCGCAGGCAACGATACGCCAGGGCGAGCGACATGGCGAGGTCGTCGTGCAGCCCGCGGGGGGCTTCGGGGGTGGTCTTCTTCACTTCGAGGGAGCGCAGCTCCCCGAGGGTGGCGTGGTCGAGGCTTTGAATGATGTGGCTCTCGATGACTTCGCGCAGTCCGTCGTAGGCGTCGAGCTTCGACTTGGTGCTGGTGACCCAGAACCCTCCGTCCGGGCCGGTCCACAGCCGGGGGTAGCGCAGCAGCTGCATCTCGCGCAGGAAGCTGTGGCCGTGGTTGTTCGACTCAGCCAGCACGAGGGCGTGGTTGTAGCGGTGGCCGACGGTTGCAGCCCGAGCAGCCCAGGCGTGTGGTGCGAGGCGGTTGTTGCGCTCGATGTAGACGGGCTGGCGGGTAGCTACGTCGACGACCGTGATGGCGCTCCAGTCCTTGCCGACACCCCCTGAGATGTCGACCCCCATGACGTACTGTCCGTCCTCTACGGGCTCGGCAAACTCGAAGCCCGGAGTGTCAAACCACTCCACCGCAATGCGGTCGAGGTCCTCAGCCTGGAACCACGTAGCCCCGCGGCTGGCAAAGGCGTCCGCGAGGCAGCCAGGGTACTCCCGGCGGAAGCGCTTGGCACCGAGCGTCGCTATCTTCTGCCGTCGCCACTGCAGCTGGTGGTCGTCGAGGCCGTACAGGTTGCCGAGCTCCTCTTCTTCCTCCGTCCGCTCGAAGTCGTCGGGCACCGAATGGGCTCGGTACGGGGGGTGCTCGTGCCACCAGTACGTGAACACCGACCACCCGTTGTTTGGAGCGCCCTGGATGAGCCAATGAAACGTATCGCCCGGTACGTCGGCTGTGGACTCGATGACGATAGGCCCCTCTCCGACGGTTGCCGTCACCTGAGACAACACCTCCCCCGGGTCCGAGTAGAAGGCAAACTCCGAGAGGTGAGCTCCGGTGAACTCGAAGGAGCGTGTGCCGCCCCGGCCCTCGGTGGTGAAGCTGGAGATGCCGGCGCCGGTGTCCGCGAACTCGCTGTCGTTGGCGCTGTCGAGGGACAAAGGCCTGCGCAGCACCCGGGGCAGCTCGCGCAACCACTGCCTGTCCATGCGGCGGAGCCGTTTTGCCGAGCGGTCGTGGAAGCTGAGCACCGCAAACACCTGAGGGTGCGGGCTGGTGTAGGCCCTGTGGAACTGCCACGCCCGAGTCGCCGTCGAGATGCCGACCTGTCGAGCCTTGACGACGATGACTCGGTTGCTCCGGTCGAGCAGCGCCCACAGACGGCGCTGAGCATCGTTCGCCTGGAACGGCACGAACTGCTGCTTCTGCTTGTGCTTGATGCGCAGCAGGCGGCAGAAAGTGTCGCGGTCCCCGAGCAGCTTCTTGAACTCGACCGTAGACGACTTGGGGACCGTCTCGGGAACGTAGACCTCGGGCATCAGCCCCTACCGCCCCGCATCAGGCGGAGGGTGTTCGCGAGGTCGTCTTGCTCGTCGCGTGCGACCTTGCCCTCGACTCCTGCAGCCACCTCGGACAGCACCCACTTCGCTGCGTCCATGGCGACTCGGTCCCCCTTCTTCCGCTCCAGGGTCACACGCACACACTCCAGGGCAGCTGTGGTCAGGCTGCGCAGCTGGGGGCCGATGTCGGGGTGGTTGATGGGTCGGGACTCTTCTGGTTTGCGTGGCATGAGACCTCCGATAGCTTTATAGCACGAACTGGCAGATGCGTGCAGATGTGTGTGGGACTCCAATAGTAAGTTGAAATTCTGGTTTCTGGGGGGGGCCGACTCACTTCCGGGGGTAGCATACGAAACTGCAGGGACTGGTGACTCTCGTCTCTCGTGCCACCGATAGCTCGTCTACGCACGTCCTCCACAGAGTGCCTGTCGAACGAAGCGACGCAGGAGCGGAGGGAGTGGTGGTATTGCGCCAGGGCGAAGTCTGGGCCACCACCAACAGCTCCCGCATCCTGCATGTGACTCCCGTCAGAACAGCCAGCTCGAAGCTGCGTTGACACACGGCGGCAGGCGACACTTGAAGTGCGGTGGAGTGAGGAACGAACGAACGGGTGGGAGGCGGGGGTGGGTGGGCTGGCCCGCCTGAACGTTCGCAGTGCCTCGACGTTTCGCCTCACCCGAAGCGCTCGGCGCGAATGATTAACGGGGAGCCTCGACAGCTCTTTTGCCTGTGGACACGCCAACCTTCCGGAAGGGCGCGAGATGATTCCGCGATGAGCGGATATCGTCGAGCGCCCGTCGCGCCAGGGATAGGAGGGGCTTGGTCCGTTACACGTCCGGGGGATGCCATCTTGCGCAGCGAGATGGTATTCTCCGAGGTGTAGGACGGAGCGAAGCGACCCCCGGATAGCCCGACGGGAATACTGCGAACGGAGTGAGTCAGGATGAGCGTGGCGCCCAGAGAGAAAACCCCCAAACCCTACGCCATCCGGCGTGACAGCGGCGCCCAACATTCCACCAGAGCGACAAAATGAATCGCCATTCAGTTTCGGGAAACCGGGTCTGCATGTCACCTCAGAAAAACTCGAACCCCCATCAGCTCACTACTCTCGACGATACGGAGTGTGTCTCCCCTGTCCCAAATACCCAGTTAAAAATTTGGTTACTCTAAAAGGTAGGAAGAGCCAGATGTCACAGCCAGCGACGAAGCCACGGCGTTCTCGTCGACCAAGCCACGAGATCACGGCGTTCTCGTGGTCGCTGGAAAACGAGCGGCGAGGGCGCCCAGGAACTGAGGCCGTGTCACCTCGGCTGGACTCGTAGGCTCGGACATCCCCCCGGACATCCGCCCAAGCACACACGCAAGCACCCGTCCGCCTTGCCACCACGCCCCTCGCACCTCGAGCTACTGGCCCAACCCACGTGACTGTCGAACGCAGCGACGGAGGAGCGGAGGGAGAGCCGATAGCACCTGGACAACACCGGCAAGCGGCAGCAGGTAGTAGTCGCACGTCCTCCAGCACGTGCATCCTCACTACCCAGGCCAGCTTCAAGCCGCACAGGTGTGGATGAGTAGCCCGAGGCAGATGACCACCCTGCAGCCCGAGGGGAGTCGCTGCGAGCGAAGCGAGCTCGAAAAATTTTTTGGTTTTTGGGGGTATCACGGACGATACAGCCCCCCCAGCTACCCGGGGGGGCGGTGGCTCACATGCAACGAGACAGCAGCAGCAGCACGAGCAGCACGAGCAACGGCAACGGGCTGGCGCACCCGTCGGCGCGCGTCATCGCTCGATGTCCAAGTGGAGGAGGTGCGGCGTTGGCTCGCCTGGCACGCGTTGGTGTCCGGGCTTCGGGCCGATGTGGATGACGTGCGCGCGAAGCATTGCCGGTGGCAGAATGCGGGTTCGCACTACCTCCGAGCCGGCCTCGGGCGCGAGTTCGGGGGGCATGAATAGCCCTACAATCTGCCCGGGTTCGATGTCGTGCGCGGGGCGGTCGGTGAGTTCGCACCACACGGACACGTACCGCGTCGAAGATTCGTTGTCGGCGTCGTAGCATTCTGCTGGCTGTGCTCCGAGCGCTTCGGCCACCGGGTGGGCGACGTTGACACCCGCCCAGAGGTAGTACGTGGGAAGCTGGCGCAAGTTGTTACCCATCATCGCTCACCTCGCACAGCATCAACAGCAGCTCGGGCCGCGGCAACGAGGCGCGTCCAGGGCTTGCCGTGCGTCGTGGGTCCATGCTCGGCGAAGGCGACGCCGTCGTACCCGCTTGCACGCATGTTCCGCACAGTGCACAGCCCGCATTGGTTGCAGTTGGGGGGATGCTGAACATCCAAGACCGCCGCCTGATGGTCGCAGAGCTTCAAGCGCTGACCGCCCGAGGTGGTGATGTGGCCGGCGTTCATGGCGTCGGCGAATCGTTGGGCGCTGACGGTCTGAGCTACCAACCATCCAGCGAGCGACGCGCGGCGGGTGGCGCTGTCGGTCTGCGTCGAGGCCAGCACCAACGTCTGGAGGGCCGGGCGGTCGCGACCGCGGACGGCCCAGTGTGCCGTGTAGCCCAGCACATCCAGACCTGCCGCGTCGGCCTTCTGCCGTACTTCGGCCAGCTCGTGGTCGGAGCACACGGAACAGTCGCCGAGTGCGGTTAGCCGCAGATAGCGGGCGTCCCACCGACGGCCGGCTATTGCGGCGTCAATGGTGTAGGCTGGCGGCGTGTCGGCCGCTCGGTAGTCGACGGGGTGCGCGTCGGCTGCGCGGTGTTGCCGTCGGGCGATGGCCTTGCACATCGACAAGAACCCCTGGTAGACGCGGCCGCGCCACGCGTAGCAACGGCGGCCGCCTCGCTCGTGCTTGACGTAGTGCGCGCACCCCTTGCAGGAGTTCGGGGCGTCGTGTTCGCGAACACTGGCCGTGGGGATTTGGCCAGTCTTCTCGTTGCTGGTGCCGGCGCGCCAC